TATGCGGCATGGCTGCGGTCGGATCGCAGGGAATACTCGCTTGTGTGTCCGACCTGTTCCGCGGTGTCGCAATGGGATTGGAAGTGTTTGAAGTACGAGGTTGCGCACCGGGACGACGGAACGATTGACGAGGCAGCCATCCAGCAGTCCGCAAGGTACGAGTGTCCGCACTGTCAGACCAGTTACGAGGACCGGCCGGAGGTGCGGCGTGAACTGTCCATGTGCTCGCGGTACGTCGTCACCAACCCGGACGGGATCCCGAACCACCACGGCTGGCATGCTCCGGCGATGGCGCTTTTTCACGAGCGGTGGGGTGATCTTGCGCTGGGGTGGACGCGGGCGATGAAGGCGCTTTCGTTCGGGGACTCGGAACCGCTCAAGATATTCAAGACCAAACGACTCGCGGAATTCTGGGTGGATGAAGAGTCGGCGCCTGAAGTTGTCCTGGGCGGTGCTGGGTATCTCAAAGCTGAGTTTGCGGAAGGGGAAGTGTGGGATGGCGAGACAACCCGGTTCCTAACGATTGACAGGCAGCGCGATCATCGGTGGGTTGTGTGCCGCGCGTGGCGATCGGATGGTGCAAGCAGGTTGATCTGGGAGGGGAAGGTGCAGACCTCGGAGGATGTGGAAGCACTGCGGGCGAAGCTGGGCGTGAAGCGGGATCTGACGTTTCAGGATGCGCAGTTTGAGACGGGCCATGTCTACGACGAATGCGCGCGGTTCGGCTGGGTCGGATTGCACGGATCCCAGGATGACGGCTTCATGCATTTCCCCCCGAACCGGCCGGCAGTGAAAAAGTTCTATTCGCAACTAAAGCGGGCGCAGGCTCCATGCGGTGGGAAGGCGCTCTATCTGTTTTGGTCGAACGAGAAGGTGAAGGACATCCTCAACAATCTGCGCGGGGGGAAGGGTGCGGCATGGGAAACCCCGGACGATGTAAGCTCGGACTACATCCACCAGATCGCCAGCGAGGTGAAGAAGGACTACATCAACAAGGCAACCAAGGCCGTTTCACAGAGGTGGGTGCGTGTGCGGAAAGACAATCACCTGTGGGACTGCGAGGCCATGCAGACGGCGATTGCGCTTGTGAAAGGATTGGTCGGCCGGGTGAGTTGACAGGCACGGGTTTTCCGTGGGGCCGGACTTTCTTATAAAGTCGTTTCTGCGGATTGCCATGTCTCAGGGACGGGACGTGTTGGAATCAATCGTGACCGGGCAGTTTACCACGCTTTCGGAAAAGGGTGGCAAAATGATGACGTCGCTTTCGGCAAACGGGAAGGCATTCACATTCCAGGTGGATCCGAAACTTTCGACCTCGGAACTGATGGCAACTGCGGAACAGGCGCTCGAGTTTTTCGATGGGTCCACCCTCCAGGAGGTGCAGGACTACCTCAACACCAAACCCCTCCGGCGCACCAAGGCGCGTTTCTGACCTATGCCTCTGGTTGATCAATTCGGCTATCCAATCGACGCGCGGCTACTAAACGCGACAAGCCAGACCACGGGCCGCACCTACATCCCCGTCCGTACCGAGGGCGTCAACAAAGCGGTGGATCTTACGGACTGGCGGACGGTTCTTTCTCTGTCGCGGAGGCTCTGGGCGAATAACGGTTTAATCAAAGGCGCCACGGTCCAGAAGGCAATGCATTCAATCGGCCGCGCGTGGAATCCAGTGTTCCGGGGGGCGGATCAGGAGTGGGGCGCGCAGGCCGCGGAATGGCTCCGGCTCTGGTACGGCACAAGCAACATCCGCGGAGAAAACCACGACTTCAAAACGACCCTCTATCTTTCGAGCATCGCGATCGACAGAGACGGGGATCAGGCAATCCTTTTGACGGCTTCCGAGGATGGGCTGTGGCCGATGATCCAGACGATCCCCGCGCACCGGATTGGGCAGAGGAGGGCGCAACCTCACGTTATCGAGGAAGGGCCGTACCGCGGGCTGGAGATTTCGCACGGTGTGATCTGCAACAACCTGGGGCGGCCGGTGGCGTATAGGATCCTGGGCGAATATGAGGAGGACGACAGGGATGTTTCTGCGCGCGACCTCGTGTTTTCCTACGATCCCGAGTGGGCAGACCAGCTCCGCGGATTCCCTATTTTCTCCCACGCTCTGAACGACCTGCGCGACGCCGATCAAAGCCAGTACTGGGAGCAGCTCAATCAACTTGCCTCCTCCTCCCGCACGCTAATCGAGACCAACGAAAGCGGGACTGGGGATGTGAATGATCCTGGCATGATGCTGGGCGAGTCTGGCCGGGATGGGGAGATGAGCATCCAGCGGCTGGAGGGCGGGACCATCACCTACTTCAAGGCCGGCACCGGATCCAAGCTGGAGCAGTTTGTGAATATGCGGCCGGGTGCGGATTGGGATGCTTTCCAAGATCGGCTTGCACGGAAGGCTCTGCTTGGGATCGGGTGGCCTTACTCGCTTTGTTGGAAACCCGACGGACAGAACGGCACCCAGGAGCGCGCGGAGATTGAGAAGGCACGGACCACGATCCTCGACAGGCAGGAACTCCTTAAGCCGATGGCCACCCGTTGCGTTGGTTATGCGGTTTCCAAGGCGATCAAGTCGGGGCTGCTGCCGGAGTACACGGGCGAGGACGAAGGCGGATTCCTGAAGTGGGACTTCACCCTGCCACCAAAGTTTTCAATCGACCTCGGCAGGGATGGAGCGGCGCGCCGGGAGGATTACAAACTCGGGTTCAAGAACCTTGCGGACGTGATCGCGGAACAGGGTGAGGTGTTGTCGCAGCACATGGAAGGCCGGGAACGTGAGACGCGCGACCTGATCGAACGCAGCAAGAGATTGGCAGAGGAAACCGGGGCGGACTTCGGTCTTGTTCTTTCGCTCATGCAGCAACGCACGGCAACGGCTTCGGTGGGGGGCGGCATGTTCGGAAACCCTGTGGATGCCTGAGTTGACACGCAACGGAACTGCAATGAACCGCGCGAACTGGTTTGATTTCAAAGCATCGGCAGAGGCTCCTTCGGCGGACCTTTACCTGTATGACGAAATCGGGGGGTGGGGCGCGAGTGCTGCGGAGTTCATCGCTGAACTGAGCCAGCGCAAAAGCCAGCACATCAACCTCCACATCCACTCCCCAGGCGGATCCGTGTTTGAAGGCCACGCAATTTTCAACGCGCTCCGGACGCATCCCGGCGGTGTCACGGTGTACGTCGACGGCATTGCGGCTTCCATGGCCTCGGTGATTGCGATGGCAGGCAAACCGATCAAGATTGCGTCCAACGGATTCCTGATGATTCACAACCCGTGGGGCGAGACGAGCGGTGAAGCCTCGGATATGCGGAAGCAGGCGGACATCCTGGACAAGCTGAAGGACTCGCTCGTTTCGATTTACGCAGACCGGAGCGGTCAGGAGAGGGAAGTGATTGCATCGGCGATGGACGCGGAGACATGGCTGAATGCGGAAGAAGCTGTGGCGTTCGGGCTGGCGGATGAAATCTTTGACGGGATGGAAGCCGCGGCGCATGTCGACTTTTCCAAGATCAGCGCCAACGCACCACGGGAGGCAATGCGGTTTGCGAATCCATGGCCGGCGCCTGAGTGGATGCGCGCAAATTTCCGCAAAGGCCTCGAGTGGTTCGACAAGGGTTTTGCCGGCGATGGTCTGGCGCCTGCCACGGTTCGCGAAGCTCGGGCGATTGCGGGCGGAGCGATGGTGTCACCGGACAAAGCGCAGCGGATGGCGGCATGGTTCGCGCGGCACATGGGCGACTTGGACGGCGTGACCGGGGACGAGGAAAAGCCGACGCCTGGGATGGTCGCACACGCGCTGTGGGGTGGCTGGCCGAAAGCCGACTCTGAACGTGCAATGGAATGGGCCGCGGCGAAATACGCAGAGCACGAAAAGACGCAGGAGGAATCGAATATGGAAACGAACGAACCCGCGGCTGAAGCCGTTGTTGAGGAACCCGTGCTGGTGGACGAAGCGCCGACGGTTGTGATCATGGCAGATGAAGCTGCGGTTGAATCCGTTGAAGCTGAAGCACCTTCCGCAGAACCCCAGGCATCCGTTGACGCGGTGGCTTCCCTGTTGGATGTGCAGGCTAAACTCAACGCGCACATCGCCGAATTGAAAGCCGCACTGGACTCCGCGGTGATGCTGTCCGAGGCGCGCGCTGGTGAAGTCGCATCCTTGAAAGAGCAGTTGGAAGCCGAGCGGAAAGCGGTGAATGCGAAAGCCGCTCACATCGTCGCAACGGCTGGACATCCTCCGATTGCACTGGGCGCCAGCCCTGAACCAATCTCCACCGGGAAACCGGAGAAAAATCTTCTGAGCGAGTACAAAGAACTCACTGAGAAGGGCAGCGCGGCCGAGCGGCTTGCGTTTGTCCGCAAACACCGCAACGAGTTGATCGCGGCGGCGAAAACCAACAAGTAACCCACCACTACCTATGGCAAATGATATCCAGGGCATCAATGATGATGTCATCTCTCAGGGGGTGCTCGACGGCTTCGTCGCGGCGCTTCTCCCCCTTCAGGCGTTCACCACGTCCTTCAACGCAGACGCCGTCCGCAAGGGCGACAAGATCAGCATCCCGCGGGTGTCCGCTCAGGATGCGGCTCTGACGAAAGTGGCCTCGGCCAACTACGTCATCCAGGACAACGACTCCGACGCTGTGGAAATCACGCTCGGCGAACCCGTCTATGTTTCGGGTGGTCTGTCCGACGTGGAAGTCGCTTCATCCTCGGTGCTCAACCTTGAACTGTACGGC